GGGGGGGGGGTTCTCCGCGAATACTCCAATAGCGGACTGAGGCAAATTTGTGGCTGCACACAAATTCTGCGCCAGCTGCCGGTACATTTCCAGGTGCGGGCTCATGGTCATTTGTGAGAATTGCCCAACCGACGGGATATCACCATTCTCGTTCGGCTCCAAAACTTGGACACGGGCCATGATTGCGGACCACCTGTCTTGGCCGGCGAAATCTGCTCTTTCTGCGCCGAGCACGTAGCGTTGTGGTGAGGAGAAGAATTCGGCTGATGTTTCCGCACGAACCATTGTTCTCACCGCCGCGTCCGTGAGATATCTTACTTCACGGGTGATTCGTGAATGCCCCAACGGCCGGTTCAGCTGCGGGTCGTAGCAGAGTGCTTCAACGAAAATGCGGTTGGGCGTGTCTCCGAGTTTTTCGGCTTTCCAGCCGCCGCCGTTTTCGCGGGCGTCGATTCGCCAAATAGCGGTGTGCGTGTACATGATGGCGCCTGTCGGCTGCCCGTACTTGTCGGTCTGATCGATTGTGAGGGCGGCTTCGATTATGCGACGACGCGTGTCCCATAGTGCGGCGGACCATTCTGCGTCGCGTGCCTGCACGACGACGGGCGGCTCACCGATGGTTTCGTCTCCTTGTGTCACGGTGAGCAGCGAAAAAGAATGCTTATATGCTGAAGTGATTGCCTGGGCGAGATCAAGATCATAATTGTTTGCAGACAGTATTTCGTTTGCTTCGAAGGCGTCGGGGGCGCCGTTCAGGGAGTAGCCTTCGAATACGTGCCTCCTGGCGAGCATTGTGACGACTTTCTGAGGCCACCCAAGTGCGGCCTTGGTGCGCGTCATTTGCGGCGGAATACTAATCCCCAGGTCCTGGAAAGCGCGGTGGCCGTCGTAGTAGACGGAGAGCAGTTTGTTCTTGTTTGAGTGCTGCTGCCATTTCTGCCACAGTTGCAGGAATGTTGCCCGGTCGTCGTCGGGGAGCCCGGAAATGCGGGTCGGTGCGGGGGTGGCGTTAACGAGGTGCCCGTCGTCAGGATAAATTTCAGTCATAGGAACAGTACTCCGCCGCCACGATCATTATTACTATTGGCGTTCTCGATTTTATCATAAGGCTTATAGCGTGGCCTTCTTTTTGTTGTGCGTGCGGCCCACATTGCGAGAGTGCATGCTTCTAGGCCGGCTACGGTTGCCCCGGGCGGAGCCTGTAGCGCCCAACCGCCTGAGGTGCCGATTGAGCGCGGCGTTGCCGAGGCGGCCTCGGTCCGCAATTCCATGTCGTCCAAGTGTGTGATCGTGTTTTCGCGTAGTGAGGCGTCTAGCATACTATAGGCGTCTATGATTTGCGTGATCGTGGGCGTGATGATGACTTGTGGGCGTACTCCGATCGCTCTCAGTCTTTCGATTGTGTCACCGGCTCCGTATTTTCCGTCTACGATGATTTGCGCCCACCTGTCTTTTGTGTCCGCAATGTAGTCAATGATCCATTGCGTGCCTTCGTTCATGCGGCGCACGCCTTGGTGCGTGCATAGTTCGACGTGCGTAGGCGTGTTAGCTTTGTGTCCTGCCCTGGCTAGGGCGCAGGTTGATCCGTCGGGTGCGAATCTGATGGCGGCGCACCACCGCATGCCACTGGGAGTGTTTTCTGGCCGTATGGTGGCAGTGTTCCAGGCGACAGGGTCTATTGCGAGCCGGTCGTTAGCGCGGTCCCATATTCCGAGGCCTTCGCGTCGGAATGATTCTTCTCCGAGCTGCCGGCGCATTCGTAGAATGGCGGATTCGGGTGTGCGGCGCGGGTATGATGGGTTGGCTTTTTCCCATTGTTTTCTGTCGTCGCTGTTGGCGTTGTAGTCGGCGGCGAGTTCGAGGTAGAGGCCGTCTTTTATTTCGCCTTGCAAGGCGAGGTTTCGGAATTCGCTGAATGCTTCGGATGGGTCTTTTGGTTTTGGTGGTGTTCCGATTTTGATGATGAGCGGGTCGGGGGCGGTGTTTGTGGCGGGGATCATGTCGTCTAGTGCGGCGGCGCCCAGGATTTGGGCTTCGTCGAAGAGGATCATGTCTACGCCGTGGAATCCTCGTCCGAATCCTCCTTCGCGGGCGCCGAAGAGGATTCGTGATCCGTTGTTGAACATGATGGCTTGTTGCCCGTTTGCTTGTCGTATTTTGTTCACGTATGGGGCGATGTCGGGGATTTGTGCCATGCCTTTCATGTCGTTGAATGTTTCGTCGGCGGTGCGCGTGCGGTGTGCGGTCCAGAGGACGAAGTAGTTGGGGTAGAGGGTGGCGAGTGCGAATGTTAGGCCGCCGATTGTGTATGTTTTGCCGACCTGTCTGGGGATGGATGCTTGTATTCCGTCGATGCTGGCGGCGTAGTGGCCGTCTTTTCTTTTTGCGAGGATTGCTTTGAGCCAGTCTTGCTGCCATATGTCGAGGGGGTATTGCATTTCTGTGAGTCGGTGTTGGACTGGCGGCCAGGCGGTGTGTGTGATGTTTTCTGGGAGGATTAGGTGGGCGGCGATTTCGCTTAGGTGTTTTTCGCTCATTTTTAGATGCCGTCCCAGGTTTGTGTTTCGTTTGGAATGTCGGTGGTGTGTGTGTTGGTGTTTTCGTTTTGTGTGGTGGCGAGTTGGTCTGTGATTTGTATGAGTTGTGCGGTGAGTTTTGTGAGTGCTGTGTCGCCGGTTCGTGGGTCGTCTATGACGGTGGCGATTTTGTGTGCGAGTGCTTGGCGTATGAGTGTTGGGTTGTTTGTGTTTGTGGCGTCGGTGATTGGTGTGGGGCTGTTGGGTTCGTATACGGTGATTGTGGTGTTTGTGTGGGTTGTCATACTGTCTATTATATGCTGTGATACTCATCATGTTTGGTGGGGTTTTCCACAGGGTTATCCACAGGCTGTCTGAGTTTTCCACAGGGTTTTCCACAGGTTGGGGAGTTTTCCACATGACGACGGTCACATTGTGATCTGGGTTACTGGAGTTATCCACAGGGTTTTCCACAAGCAGGGAGGGATGGGCAGACCTTCGGGGTGCTCGCGGCCGGATGGGGGAGGGGGAGTGGCCCCCATCACATGAAATGTGTGGTGTGCGTCTCGTTTCATTGTGTTGTCCGTCTTGTTTTGTGATGTGGGTCCCACTTTAAGGGATCCCTTATGGTTGTGGGGCCCCCTTTTTGTTCGTCTCGTTTTGTTGCCATGGTTTTTTTGAACGCCATTGTTGGTGATGTTTTGCATGTTTTTGCATGTTTTTATAACATTTCTTTTGTTTTTTGTATTGTTTTGCATGTTTGTGCGTTTGTGCGTTGTGCGTTGCCTTTGTGGCATGCGTTGTCCCATGCGTGGTGCATGGTATTGGCATGCATGTCATGCATCACATCATCGTCATGTGTTCATCATCATGTTCATCATGTTGATCATTGATCATCATTGATCATCATCATGTTCGTTGTTCATTGATCAATGATCAACAATCAATGTTCAATGATTGATCATTGATCAACGTTGATCATCTGTTGTGTGAACATGAATGAGTGAGAGTAGATGAGTGGATGAGTGGATGGTGTCCATCCTCCTCGGTGTGTGGAATGGCGGTGGTGTGCGCTGCTGCTGTCCTGCCCAGTGCAGTGGTGTGGGCTCGTGCCCTACTCATCCCACTGCAGTACTCATCAGTACTGCTGTCATGTCGTGCACTGTTCTTTGCCAGGTGTGTGGTGTGTGGGTGTGTGTCTGTGTGTCTGTGGTGTTCGTGTGGTGGGGTATCCTCTGTCCGCCCTCCCCCTCGTCGTGGTGGAGGGTGGGGCTATCGTGGATGGTGGGTGGCATGGTGAGGGAAGGGCGACTGTGTTGCCGGCCTCCCCGTCGAATGTTGGCGTCCCCCGTCTGTGTGTTGGCGTCCCCCTTGTCGTTCACTCTGTGGCCTTATTGAATGGCGGGGGTGGCATGTGCTGTGCTGCCCTGTCTTCGGATTGGGTCCGGCACCTTGTATTGTCTTACTCCCTCTCGTATTGTCTAGCCCCCCTTCCCCTCCTTTGTGTTTGCTGTCACAGCATTGTTGGTTTAGGGTTGTGTCTTTGTGACAGGGTTGTGTCATTGTGGAATGGCGGTGAGTGGGTTGCGTGGTCTTGTCACTTGTCTTTCTTCTCTTCCGTCATCCTCTTGACTTCTCTTGCTTTCTTTCTCTTCTTCTGTCTTTGTTGGTGTTCGGGGGAGTGCGCGCGCAGCCATGCGAGCACGCACGTTATCCCCGAACACCATTGCGTTCTCTCTTTCCTACTCCTCGCCTTTCTTCGCGCCCCGCCTTTCCTTTTTGCTGGAATGGCGGTGTGTGATTCACCATGTGTCGCTGTGCCTGGTTGGCATGACTGCGATGGGTAGTCTGTCTCGTTCGTCTGCGTTTTTCTGGTAGTGGCGTGCTCTTCCTTTTCCTCCTCTGCCGTTGCCTCGTCTGCTGTTGCATTTGGCGCAGAGGACTCGCCCGTTGTCCGGATGGTTGGATCCGCCTAGCGAGGCTGGGATTATGTGGTCCGCTTCGGCCGAGTTGGGTTTGCGTTGTCCGTTGTTATTGTATTGGAGTTTGACTCCGCATGCTGGGCAGTGTGTGATGCCCATGGCTTGTGCTCGTGCGAGTACTTGTTTTCTGAATTGTTTGTGTTCTCTGGTGCTTGTTCTGCTCACCGCTCTTCTCTTCTCTTTTTTGTTTGTGTGTGTTGTTTGTTGTGTTAGGTGGTGGCGCGTCGCAGCGTCAGCGAGACGAGCGCCTCCACCGTCTAACACTACTCTCTTCCTCTCTTTTCTTCCTCTTCTCTTTCTTGTGGAATGGCGTGTTGTGTTTTTTGGTGGGGGCGCCCCGCGCGGCGCGCCCGCGCACAAACCACCCC